TCAAATCCCTCCTCCGCTACCAACAGATACCCCCGTCAGGAGCGCGGCGTTCCGCTTGCGTTCCGGCGGGGGTATGACCTCGAACAGGCCGGCCAGCTGGCCCTTCAGTTCTATGTCCATTTGGCGGCTCTCCGGACGTGGGTGGAGGTTGATCCGGTCCACGAGCTGGCGGACATAGGCCACCGCCTCCTGCCGCCCTACGACATCCCCGTTGAGCCTCTGGATCATGTCTGAAACACGCTGGCGGTAAATGCCGGCGATCCTGGGATGCAGCTCTACGACCTCCCGACCGGCGCCGGCACCCTGCGCCACATCGAGCTCGGCCTTGCGCCGCTCCATGTCGGAAAGCTTGGTCCGTACAGCAGGGGAATCGGTGCCGTCGAGGATGGCGGCCACGGCCCGGTCGATCTTGGCCGTAAGATCCCGCAGCTCGCCCGCCACCTGGTCTTTGCGGTTCTCGCTCGCCGCCCGCAGGCGCTTCATCTCCTTGCGGTATTCCTCCACGGCGGCCGCGACGACGTCGGGGGCGGCCAGGCTCTCCTGCAGGCCGTCGAGGACGCGATGCTCCAGCTCTTCCGTCCGGATCGACCGGCCGTTCTCGCAGGTGCCGTGGTAACGGTTGCCGCTGCAGTTGAGCCGGCCGAGGCTCTTGGACGTGAAGGGCTTGCCGCACCATCCACAGAAGACCAGGCCCGACAGCAGGCCCTTCGGCCGGCGGAACTTGCCGGTCGACAGCGTGGCGCCGCGCTTGTCGATCACGGCTTGCGCCGCCGACCAGTCCTCAGCCGCCACGATGCGCAGCTCTGGCACGTCGGCGACGATCCATTCTGCCTTCGGATTGAGCCGCGCGACGCGCCGTCCAGTCTCGGGGTCTTTACTGAAGGTCTGGCGGTTGTAGGTCAGACGGCCGACATAGACCTCATTGTGCAGAATCCCAGTCCCGCGCGCGCGGCTTCCTGAAATCATGTTCTGCGCCCATGGCCTTCCACCGGGGCCCGACACGCCTTGCCGGTTGAGGGTCATGGCGATCTCGCGCGTCGTCATGCCGCCGGCGTAGTCGCGGACGATCCGGCGCACGATGTCGGCCTCTACCTGGTCGACCGCCCGCAGGCCGCGGCGCGGCTCACCCTTGGCGTCCAGCTCATGCTTCACCCGGTAGCCATAGGCGATGCCGGCGACGGCTAGGCCCTCGACGGCACGGCCGCTCTGGCCGCGCTTGATCTTGAAGCGCAGTCCCTTCAGGTAGCCGGCGTTCATCGTGCCCTTGAAGCCGACGGTCATCTCGTTGACCTCGCCCTCCTCGAGCGTGATCAGCGGGATGCGCAGATGCGTTAGCCGATCGTAGAGCAGGACCGTGTCAGCCTGGCCGCGCGAGAGGCGATCGAGCGCTTCCGAAAGAACGACGTCGAACCTGCCTTCGCGCGCCGCGGCCATCAGGCCTTGGAAGCCTGGGCGGTTGATCGTGGAGGCGCCGCTGATGGCGTAGTCGGAGAACTCGTCGACGACGGTGCCGCCGAGCGCCGTTACCTTCTCGCGGCAGAGGCGGAGCTGGTCTTCGACGGAGCGTTCGCTCTGGCGGTCGCTCGAATATCGGGCATAGAGGGCGTAGCGCATGGCGGGCGATCCGCTGTTGGTGGGGCAACGGCGACGGGGAGTTCGGCCGCATAGTGCTCGCGCGCCAGCTGCCGCGCAAGGACGCGCGCCAGGCCCAGCACGGCGTCACGGCCGAGCTGAGGGGGCTGACCTGGCGCGCGGGGCTTCATATCAGGAAGAGCCCTTGTTGCCGATCTTGGTGTCGAGGGCCGCGAGATAGGCATCGACCGCGCGTGTCAGGCTTCCGCGCGGATTTTCTCCACGTCCGAACTTCCAATTAACCGCAGCGTCCACCACCGCCATGATCTCGTCTCCGCTGGAAGGCGAGAGGGCGCGCCGCAGCTTCAGCCAGTCGTAATCCGTTAGGTGGCCGGTGCTGATCGTCACGTCGCCGTTGTCGTTGAAAACGCAGGCGTCAAATGGGCGCAGCGCGACTTCAAGCGCCGCGATCCTGCCTTGCGCCGCGTCGGTGGTGCGGAGAGCATCATTGATGGCGCGAACGATATCTGATGCGCGGGCGTTGCCGAGCAATCGCGCGTCTCCCACCCAAGCCATGGCGCAGGCCCGAACGTAGGCCAGCACCGTCTGCCAATCGGCGTCATCTGGGCGAGGCTTCAGCCCCGCGTGGCTCGTGTCAGTGGTCATGGCTTCAAACCCCATCCAGCGTCATGGCGTAGATCATGAAGGCGACCAGAGCGGCCACCACCATGCCGGCCACGACGGCCAGCATCCAGGCGCCGGCTGGGATGAAGATCCACAGCAGCAGGCTGACGACGAGGCCGAGGATCGCGCCGAGGAAACCCACGGCGAGATAGAAGATGGGCATCAGGTCGATGTTCATATCACGCATCCTTAGGCCTCTCGCCGCAGGTCAGCATGATCGGTGGATGCGTGACGCCGAGCAGGCGGACATGGATCGGCGCGCCGGCGATCAGGGCGGCCAGCTCGTCGGGCGTCGGAAACCAGGCCGTCACCATCGACGGCGTGCGGGGGCCGTTGACGGGGCAGTCGATTTGTTCGTCCCGCAGCGGCAGGCCGAAGTAGCCCTGCGACTGGCCGATGACGCGCGTGGCGTTGGCGATGCGCCCTATCTCCATCATTCCACCTCAGCCGGCTCGGCGGCATCGTCCTCGACTTCCCGCGCAGCGCTGCTGCGCGCGGCCTCGAGCTGCCTGTCGACCACGTCGCTGCGGATGTAGGTCGCCTCCATGGCGTCCTGGAAGTTCCACAGCTTGACCTCGGACGGCGTCAGGCTGTCGCCTTCGCTGCCCCAGGTGACGCTGACGAACTCCAGCGGCACGTCCTTCAGCGCCTTGTGATGGTGATGCAGCTGTCGCGGCTGGGCGCTCGGCAGGGTGCCGGTGAAGCCGCGCACGCTGTGCGTCGATCGCGTCGCGCCGGCGGCCGTCTTGCCGCCGCCGGCGATCGTCACCTTCGCGTCCGCCATGTTCGCCGCCCTCGGCTGCTGCAGATGCTCGCGCGCCTGGGTGAAGCTGATCTGCCCCTTGCGCAGCTGTTCCTTCATGTCGTCGGGCAGCTCGGTGGCGATCCGGCGATGCTGCTGCACGAAGCCGACCTTCTTCCTGATCAGCGCGGACAGGCTCTTGTTGTCCCATATCTCGGTGTCGGTCTTGGCCAGGTTCTCCAGCCATTCGCCGATCTCCAGCGGGGTCAAGTCCTCACGATGGATGTTCTCGGCGAGGGCGATGACGGCCGCACGCTGGTCGTTGGCCTCGATCACCTTGCAGGCCATCAGGGCGCCCTGGGGCCAGCGCTTCTGCTCGACGAGCAGATGCGCGGCGCGGATGCGGCGCTCGCCGGCGAGCAGCTCGACCATCGGGCGGCCGTCGTGCGTGCCGCCGCCGGTGGCGCGGACGACGAGGTTTTGCAGCTGGCCGTCGGCGAACATCTCGTCGGCCAGGCTGGCGATGCCTTCGGCGTCGAAATGCTTGCGCGGATTCAGGCTGTCGGGTCCGCCGAAGTAGATCTGGTCGAGCGCGAAATATTCGCCGCTGCCTGTCGCGTCGGCTGCCGGCGGCTGCTCGATCTCCAGCAGCCACCACAGCGGCTTGCCGAGCACCGGCGCCAGCTTGCGGTAGGTGTCGAGCTGCGGCTGGCCGCCGGCCATGATCAGCGACACCTGGCCGTTGGCGATGGCGGCGTCGCGCTCGATGGCGCGGCCGGACTTGCCGCCGTTCTGCGCCGCCTGGATGGCGCTTTGCAGGTTCGAGGCTGTCTCGTCGGGCTGGGCAGTCGTGGGCACCATGGTCGTCTCCAGGGGATCGTCTGTGGGAGGAGGGGCGCCGCCGGGCGGATGGGGGGAAACGCCCGGCGGCGGGGGTCGGTCGGCCAGAACCGGGGGGCTTCGGCCGACCGGGGGAAGCGCTAGGCCGACATCTCCGGCGCGCCGAGGTAGAGCGGCAGCTTGGTTTCGTCGACGACCTGCTTGCAGGTTTGCTTGAAGGCATGGTCGAAGGCCTTGTCGTGTCGGTAGAGCTCGAAGAACCAGATGATCTGCGGACCGTCCTTGCGATAGCGCAGTCGCACGGCGATGCGGTAGCGCGGGCCGTCCAGGAAGATCGGGATGGCGATCAGGAACAGGTTGGGCACCTTGAGCTTGGCGCCGGTCGCGTCCTTGTGCTCGCTGGCGAAGATGAACTGCGTCTCGCCGCTTTGCAGCATCTCGGCGTTGGTCACGGTTTCCGAGACATGGACGGTGAGGCCGCGCGACAGTTCCATCAGCCGCTGCGGGCTGGCGAAGCTGCCGCCGATGGTGCGCACAAGGTAGGCGAGCTCTTCGTCCGGCGTGCGGTCGCCGAAGTCGCCGCCGGCGGTGGCGGCGGCGATCTCCTCGCCCTCGCGATAGGCGATCCCGGGCGGCGCGAAGATCACGTCGGCGATGCGGTCCTCGATGAACTTGGCGAAGTCGCCCTGGCTCATGGACTTGGCGTTCTGGCCATTCCACTCCTTCCACTCGTCGGACAGCGGATTGGGGTAATGGGCGCGGTGCTTGCCGAAGCGCGGCGCTCCGGCCGGGCCGGGACGGTTGTAGTCGTACACGGCGGTGATCGACGGCCGGTTGCGATCCTGGCAGGCGAAGACGACGCTGTGCTCGTCCTTGAAGGCTTTGACGTGTTCAATCAGGCTGTCGAGGTTCGTGAAGCTGGCCGAGCCGACCTTGCGCTCGGGCGCCTGGCGGTACTCGTCGATGAACGGCTTGGCGCTCTTCAGGGTCTTGCCCTCAGGCATGATCAGCACCGGCACCGCGTCGCCGGCCACCTTACGCGGCAGGGTGGCGATCTGGGCGCCGCCGAGCTTCTCGACGTACTCGGTGACTTCGCCGAATCCGGAGAGGTGGGTGGCCTGGGGCGCGGCAATGCAGGAAAGCGCGGCCGCGCCGGACGGGCTGTCGTCGGGGGTGGGGGTGGCGGCTGTCTTGGTGGTCTTGGTCATGGACGGGTCTTTCATGCTGCCGGACTTGTGCCGGCGGTTGGGGAGAACGCGAGGCGGGGACGGATGGGCGGGCTAGGTGGCGATGGGCTTGTCCAGGCGCTTGCCCTGCGGATCCCACATCGTCATCTGGCGCGGGTTCTGGCCGACGAAGCTGCCGTCTTTGAGCGACCACATGATCGAGCGCCCGCGCGGCGTGCGTGGCAGCGACGTGTCGACCGCGGCGACGATCTCGTAGAGGTTGTCCTTGAGCTTGAAGTCGAGCTTCAGCGACAGCCGGCCTTTGGCGGCGCCGCCGTAAGCCATCACGTGGTCGGTGAGCTCTCGGGCGATCTTGCGCAGCTGCTCGGTCAGCTCGGCATGCAGCTCGCCGTCTTCGCAGCCGACGATGAAGTCGGCGAAGGTCGTCTTGTCGGGGGGGGCTTCGTTGGGAATCGACATGATGGTCCTTGGCTTGGTGGTGAAGCTCAGGCGGCGGGGCCGCTATGGTCGGGATGGGTTGCGTTCATGCGCGCGGGCAGCCAATGCGGCATGTCGGCGCACCGCCGGATGAGCGAGAGTTGGAAGCCTTCGAAGCTGGCCCGCCAGGGCTGGCCCTTCTTGCCTTCGATGAACAGCACGTCACAGCGCTGGCCGCCGTCGTCCGTTCGCTCGATCGAGATGACCGTGCCGCGCCGCTGCGCGCCGATCACGAGCACGATGTCGCGCGGCGCATAGCTGTGCATGATGCGCAGCGTCTCCGGCACTGCCGGCAATCCGCGCGCCTTGCGGGCGTCGGCCAGGCGAACCAGGTTCACGTGCGGTGGGGTGGTGTCGAGGGCAAGCACGGTCATCACAAACCTCCTACGGATGCGCGGATGAGCCCGGCGCCGGCGGCGGCGAGCAGGATGACGGCGGCGGTGACGCCGAGAGACGCACAGAGGACGCGGCCCGCCAGCGGCATGCCGAGCCGTCGGTCGAGGTAAGGGGTGCGGCGATGGAAGATCATGCGCGGCCCTCAGCCTTGGCGATGGCGGCGCGCGCTTGGTCGAAAACGTCGGTCTTCCGGTCCGCAACCGCTACGACGGCCTTCAGCGCGTCCAGAAGATCGGGCGCGGCGGCGATGAGGCGGGCGTTGGCTTCCGTGGCGTTATCGTGGCCGGGATGCACAATCGCCACCACATATCTGCTCCCTTCTTCATTGGGCGCGCCCCGAACGAAGGTTTCGAATGGATTCTTATGTTCGATGGCCCAAGGCCCCGGCGTGTGCTTGCTGACTTCGGCCATGATCAGCCCACCCCCTGGCGGATGCTGGCGCAGATGGCGTCGAGCCGTAGGCGCACGACGTCGGCCACGGCGATCAGCATCCGCTCGCCTTCTGCGCGCTCGATGCCGATGGCGTCGGCCAGATCTTGCGCGGAGGTCGCGAGGCCTGCGAGCGTGCGGGTCGTGACGACGGCGCTGGCGGCGGCGAGGTCGTCGCGCGCGGCGCTGTTGTGGCCGGCGCACTTGTCCAATTGCGGATAGCGCCCGTGGGTCAGCTGGGCCATGGCTCAGGCCCTCCCGCTCTGGCCGCCGCGCACGGCGTGCGCGGAGCTGTCGGCCTGGGCGATGGCGGCATAGCCGGGGCGTTCCAGCTCGCCGGTATGCACGGCGATCAGGGCGGCGAGCGTCGTCGCCATGAGCAGGAGGATGGTTTCCCAGCGCGGCTGGTCGGGCCGGCCCGTGTCGCTCAGCGGCCTAAACGCGGCCTGCGACGAAGTGAGGGGAAACGCTGAACGGGTGTGCATCGCACTCTCCATGGCGCCGGAGGAACCGGCTGATGGAGAGGGACGCTAGTGCGGATAAAAATCCGCGTCAATAGAAAATGCGGATAAATATCCGCATTTTCTACCGGATGGATTTCTCACAATCCTGGGCGAGCGGAGAGAAGTCCGCAAATGTCGCCTGGCTCTGGCGGGAAGTCTTAGGAAACTGAGTCCATTCCACGGCAAGGCTGCCGCCCTGCTTGAGTGCTGCCAGGATTTTCGCGGAAGTCGCGTAGTCGAACAGGTCTTGCTTGGTCTGGTATCTTTGGCCGTTGATCAGCAGGAACGACATCGAGCCCGGCGAATTGTTGCCGCCGATGATTACGCGCCATTGCGGATCCATGTTGGGGGCTTTCAGCCGAACGGCGGTGATCGAGATGACTTGGTCGATCATTCCGTAGATGAGGCAAGTCTCTCGCCCAGATGCTGGGCTGGTCGTGTTCTTGGTGCTCCATTGAACGGCGCTGTCAGCCAGCGCGGGCGCAGAGAGCAGGGTGGCCAGGCTGATGACGGCCGAGAACCCCTGGATCATGTTCACTCCCTCCTGACGCTTTGGATGACCAAGGCGGAAATTATCAGGTCTGCTTCGCCTGCGTCATGTCCCATGTCTCCGGCGCGTGCGACGGACGGCAGGTCTTCGTAGCCGCCGACCGCAACGGTATTGTCAGGCAGCACGAAAGGCTGCTGAAATTCGGGCTCAGTCGACCTTGGCCAGAGGACATGGCGACCTTGCGTGTCGACCTGGTATTCCTTCACGGTCGCTTCGAAGCTGCCGTGCCGGTCGCGGCGAAGGCAGATGACGCGCTCGCCGTGCTTCGGCAACCTAGCGATGTCGCCATATCGAACGCAGATGACGACGGTGCCTTCCGGATAGAGCAGGTTCATCGAGGGGCCGCGCACCTCAAGGCCGAAACGTTCGATGCCAGGATAACGCTCGTCGGTCGGAACGGTGAGCGCATACCAGTTCTCGCCGTCCCATTCGATGGCCTCGCGCCAGGCGCCGGCCTGCACGTCTCCGCGCACGAAAACGTGCTCGATCTGAATGTCGCGCAGTTTGTCATCCGTTTCGGCCTCGATCACCTCGGTCAGGTATTCCTCCGGCACGCGGATGGCCCTGGCGAGCTTCTTCAAGCGGTCGACCTTCTGGCTGTGGTCGCGCTTGATGAGGCGGATGGCTTCGGTGCCGAGCCCGGCGGCGAGGCTCGCTTCGCGCTCGCTCATCCCGATTTCCTTCAGCCGCTTCTGGATGCGGTCGAGAAGTCGTTGATTTTTCATGCGGATAATTATACGCAAGCCCACTTTTTGTCGGTGCGGATAAATATCCGTTGACGGTGCGGATAAATATCCGCAGTCTCCGCGCCCATGGATTATCGCCAACAGCTCCTCACGCTCGCTGCCGTCTACGGGACGGCCACCTGTCGATCCGAATCCAGGATTTCGACCTTGGTTCATAATTCCGGGGTCTTTTTCGCGCGTTTGCGCGGAGGGAAAGGCTGCTCGGTCGACACATACCTGAAATTCAAGCGCTGGTTCTTCGACAACTGGCCCGCCGATGTTGCCTGGCCCGAAGGGGTCGACCGGCCTGAGGTGCTTCCTGACGTGCTGCCGGATGGAGAGGCCGCATGAGCGGACGCACCTTCATGCGGGCGCTGGGCGCAGGCTTTCTTCGGCCTGATCGCGGCGAGGAGCAGCTCGATCGCCGAGCGGAGTGCGGGCTCGCGGCGAGCGAGGATCCGCAGATTTACGGCGACGTTCCGCTCGTCGCGCCGGGCGCGCGCGATCTTCCCATTGTCGAATCCCCGATCAGCGTCATGGCGGCGCGGTCTGTGTTCGGTCGCTGTGTGGTGGCTGGTCATGTCTGCATCCTGGCCGCGGACGCGCCCTTCGGCGATTCCCCTCGCGAAGATGGAAGGGAGCCGGGTGAGGGCTCATGCCGTGCGCCGCAGAGGTGCCGGGGGGCATGACCTACCGTCGCACCCCGGGGAACTTCGCCAGCGCCATGACGGCGCTGCTGGCCGCCATCTGTGGCCGCGCGCCTGGCGCCATCCTTGAACGGCAGGAGCGCTTCGGCGCCGAGATCGGCGTCTCGGCCTCGCGCCTGCGCCAATGCGCCAATCCCATGCGCTCGGACAGTCTGCCGCTGCACCTGGCATGTGCGGCGGACGTGGCTTGCGCCCGTGCGGGCTTCGGCACGCCGCTGTTCGAAGCGTACCGCCGCGAGCTGATGAAAGCCGGAGCGATCCGGATGGGGGCAATCGAGGGCGAGGCCCATCGTCTGCGAAAGACCCTCCAGCTCGCGGCGGAGCTGATCATGCGCGGGCTGTCTGGCGCGGAGCCAGAAGGGCTGGCGGCATGAGCGACGCGCGCCAGAAGATCAAGCTCGTCTTCCCGGACATCGAGCGTAAGCCCGAGCCGCCGCCGCGCTGTTGCGACCTCTGCAGCGAGATGCGTGCTGGCTGGCAGTTCGACGGCTTCGGCCGCGACGGCCTCAAGTCTTCGATCTGCACCTTTTGCCTCACTGGGATGCGCCGATACCGTTCCGGCGTGGCGCTCGACTATCGCGACATCAGCATGGCGGACATCACCGCCTTGGCCCTCGCGGGCCGTGTTCTATTGACCTTGGAGAGCGAAATTGCGCAGCGAACAGCACAGCGCGCCGCTTAGCGAGCGCTTCAACCTGGCGAAGTTTACCGATGACCTGGTCGGCGACCTGAAGGCGCTGCGCCAAGGCAAGATCACGGTGCGCGAGGCGCGCGCCCGCGCCGACTTGGCGAAGCAGGTTCTCCGCTCGGTGCACTACGTCGTCACGGCGCAGAAGTACCTCGCGGAGAATGCGACGCCTGCGCTGCCGAACGGGAGGACGAAGCAATGATCCTTCGTGCGCTTGCCGCCGGCATTCGCGGCTTCGTGACGGGATTCTGCAACGCCTTGGGCGAGCATTTTGTTCGCACCATTGGCTGGGTGCGCATGCCTGACTTCATCGTTGGCGGCGCGGATCGACCCTATCTCAACCGCTGGTTCCTGATCCCGCGCAATCGCTGGTTCAACGTCTACCTGCACCAGTTCCTGCGCGACGATGACGACCGTGCTCTGCATGACCATCCCTGGGTCAATCTCTCGATCCTCCTGATCGGCGAGTACAAGGAACAGACCATCCGCGCCGGCGGCATCCATGTGCGCTCCCATCGCAAGGCGGGCGCGTTCAAGCTGCGCTGGCCGCGCGCGTCCCATCGCATCGAGCTCGTCGACGGTCGGCCTTGTTGGACCCTGTTCATCACCGGGCCGAAGGTCCGGTCATGGGGATTCCATTGCCGACAAGGCTGGGTCGACTGGACCAAGTTCACCGACCCCAACGACACGGGCCGCGTTGGCCCAGGCTGTGGAGACAAGGCATGACCGAAGAGCAGGAGAGCAACGTCGTCGACTTCGCTGGCGCCTTGAAGGAATTCAACCGCGCGAAGAAAATGGTCATTCGCGCCAACAAGCGGATGTTCGCCGCTGCGCGCCTCCTGTCCATGACGGCGACGCCGTTCGACGCCAAAGGCGACGAGCTGGTCGCGGCGGCGGGAGACGTCGCCGACCGCAGCGCCAAGCTGCTCGATGACGCTGCCCATGCGCTGGCCGAATCCAAGCGAGAGCAGGCCGAAGCGCCGACAGCTGACGAACAGCTGGGCGACGAGGCGAACGCCGTGCTGCGCGCCTTGATCTCGCTGGCGGAGCAGGGCGTCTGCACCGCCCGCAATCGCGACATCTCCTCGAAGGCGGGCCTCGGTTTTGCCGATGACCAGGCTGGCCCGCGTGACTGTGCGCTCGCGGACATCTACCGCCGGCTCGAGCGGGCGGGCCACATCCGGCGCGAGGACAAGAACAGCAAGCGGCGCCGGATCCTGATCCCGAGCCAGATGACGACGGCCGGAGCATCGGACGAAGTCCGTCTCGCAGGCCCTTCGTCGGTCGGCGAGAACGTCGCTGCGGCGACTGCGGCTCCCGTCGCGCGACTGCTCGCGGACCCGGACTACAGCGCTGCCAAGGATGGCCCGAATCCCATGCTGCCGGTGGTGCAATGGCTGCGCGACCGTGGCGACCGCATCGCCTGGAACGCCGTGGCTGGCGCCTACAGCCTCGACGGCACCACCAAGCTGCAGTCGCCGCGCAGCCTGTTGTCCTACGCCAACTGCCTGCGCGCCGCCGACGGCATGAAGGATTTCCCCAAGGACATGCTGAAGGCGTCGGGCGCCGCGGCGGCATGACGAGGGCCAACCGATCCCCTTGGCCCGGCAGGGCGCGTGTGGCGCTCTGTGTCTGGGCGGCGGCCTATTGCGCCGTCGCGTTGTTCGGTCGCCTGTGGGGTGGCCGATGATCCGTCCGGACGAGCTGATCATCGACAACTTCGCCGGAGGCGGCGGCGCGAGCACGGGAATCGAGATGGCGCTCGGGCGTCATATCGACGTCGCCATCAACCACGATGCGGAAGCCGTGGCGATGCATCAGGTTAACCATCCGCACACGCGCCACCTCTGCCAGTCCGTCTGGCAGGCCGACCCGCAGGACGTGACGCAGAATCGTCCTGTCGGGCTCGCCTGGTTCTCGCCGGACTGCAAGCACTTTTCCAAGGCCAAGGGCGGTACGCCGGTCGAGAAGCATATTCGCGACCTCGCCTGGGTCGTCGTGCTGTGGGCGAAGCGCGTCCGGCCGCGCGTCATCATGCTGGAGAATGTCGAGGAGTTCCACGGCTGGGGGCCGCTGATCGAGATGGCGGACGGCCGCACCATGCCATGTCCGGAGCGGAAGGGGCACACCTTCAAGAAGTGGAAGGGCGAGCTGAAAAAGCTTGGCTACAAGGTCGAGGAACGTGAGCTGCGGGCCTGCGACTATGGCGCCCCGACCAGCCGCAAGCGGCTCTTCGTCATCGCCCGGCGTGACGGACGGCCCATCGTCTGGCCGGCACCGACGCACGGCAACCCCAAATCCAAGGATCCTGCGATTCGCGACGCCGTGGCCGACGGGCGACTCCGGCCCTGGCGAACGGCCGCCGAGATCATCGACTGGTCATTGCCTTGCCCGTCGATCTTCGAACGCAAGAAGCCCCTGGCGGAGAACACGCTGAAGCGCATCGCCAAGGGCATCCAGCGCTACGTCCTGGACGCGGCGGAACCGTTCATCGTCAGCGTCGCCCATGGCGACAGCGGCGGCCGGCGCGAATACCCGCTCGACGAGCCGCTCGGCACCGTGACGGGTGGCGGGATCAGCCATGCGCTCGTTTCGGCGCATGTCGCGAAGTTCCGCAGCGGTGCCGTCGGCTCCGGTGCCGACGAACCCATGCCGACGGTGACGGCGAACAGCTTCATCAAGCGGCCTGGCGGATGCGCGCCGCTCGGCGTGGTTGGCGCCACGCTCGTCGGCGTCGGCGGCCGCATGGGCCAGAGCAGCCCTCGCACCGTCAATGCGCCCTATCATACGACGACGGCCAAGGCGGACACGGCGATCGTCATCCCGACGCTGATCTCGACTGGATACGGCGAGCGTCCTGCCACCTACGAATGCGGCGAGTGCGGCGAGCTCTTCCAAGATGAACATGCGTCCGGCGTGGGCGGCTTGGCGCCGGCCGAATGCCCCAAGTGCGGCGAAGAGCGCAACATCATCGAGCATAAAGGGCAAGAGCCCCGTGTTCCTGGCATCGAAAAGCCGCTTGGAACCGTGGTCGCGAGCGGCGTGAAGCACGCTCTCGTCGCACCCATCCTGGTGGGCGCCGGCGGTCCTGCCTATAGCGGGAAGCCCAAAACCCCCGATGATCCGATGAATACCCTGACGACGGAAAACCACAGCGCCGTCGTCGCGGCCTTCCTCGCGCAGCACAACAGCGAGAGAGGGAGCGGCGTCAAAGCCGGTCACGACGCGCGCGAGCCGGTCAGCACTATCACGGGCTCCGGCAGCCAGCAGAACGTCGTGGCGGCGCATCTGCTCAATCTCAAGGGCAGCGACCGCCGCGCGCGTGCCGTCGACGAGCCGGTGCCGACGATCACGGGCGGCGGCATGCACGTCGCCGAGGTGCGCGCCTTCCTGATCAAGTATTTCGGTTCCGCGGTTGGCCAGGACGTCGACGATCCGCTGCACACAGTCACGTCGAAGCCCCGGTTCGGCCTCGTGACGATCCATGGCGTCGACTACGTCATAGCCGACATCGGCATGCGCATGATCCAGGCGCCGGAGCTATTCCGCGCACAGAGCTTCCCGCCCGGCTACGTCATCGACTTCATGCACAACGGCCGTCTGCTGCCGAAGTCGTCGCAGGTGCGGATGTGCGGCAATTCGGTGCCGCCCGTCATGTCCAAGGCGCTCGTCGAAGCCAACTTCGCCGAACCTGCGGCGGAAGTGGCATGAGCGTGCCATCTCGTCCTGCGTTGCGCTGGCATGGCGGAAAATGGGTTCTTGCGCCCTGGATCATCGCCAACTTTCCGACGCATCGCGTCTATGTCGAGCCGTTCGGAGGGGGGGGCAGCGTGTTGCTTCGTAAAGCCCGGGCCTATGCCGAGGTCTACAACGACCTCGACGGCGAGGCGGTCAACCTGTTCCGCATACTGCGTGCGCCGAACGAGGCGGCGAGGCTGATCGAGCTGCTGCGCTTGACGCCCTTCGCACGGGCGGAATTCGAGGGGGCCTATGCCCTTGCCGAGGATCCCGTCGAGCGGGCGCGGCGGCTGGTCATCCGGTCGTTCATGGGCTTCGGGTCGGATGGCTTCAATCGGGCGAACAAGACCGGCTTTCGCGCGTCGAGCGGCCGCTCGGGCACCACGCCGGCGCATGACTGGGCGAACTATCCAGGCTGCCTCGCGGCGGTCGTCTCGCGGCTTGCGGGCGTGATCCTTGAGAACAAGGACGCCTGCGCCGTCATGGCGCAGCACGACGGGCCCAGCACCCTGCACTACGTCGACCCGCCCTACCTGCCGGAGACGCGCAGCATGAAATCGAGTCATCGGTTTCATGCCTATGTCCATGAAATGGACGAGGCCGCTCACGGTGAGTTGCTGGGCTTCCTGCGTTGCCTGAAGGGCATCGTCGTCCTCAGCGGCTACCCGTCGGCGCTCTACGACGTCGCCCTCGACGGTTGGCGCCGGATCGAGCGCAAGGCCCTGGCGGACGGCGCGCGGGAACGCACCGAGGTGCTGTGGATCAACCGTCCGCCGGCGCGCGGCGGCACCCTGTTCGGAGACGCTGCATGACCGGCCCGGTTGCCAAAGGAAATCGCCGCGCCGATCTGCGCAAGTTCGCCGGTGTCATCAGAAGTGACGAGGGCGCCTATTGGCTCATCCGCTTCGGCGATCGCACGCTCGTCATGCGCAAGGCGCTCGTCATCGTCATCGACAAGCCGGCTCCGTTCGGCGCGCGGCCTGACGAGCGCCATTGCAGCGTCACCATGCCCGACCGTCTCGCGCGTGAGCATCAACTCGGGCGGCCGCCATGAACGCCGCTGTCATCGACCGTGACGTCGCCTTGACCGTCGGCTTCTGGAAGGCCGACGGGCTCACGCCGGCGGAGGCCTGGGACGCCCTCGGCGGCTCCGCGCTGCGCCTCGTCGTCACCTGGGAAAATGTTCAATCGCTCGCCGGCCTGCGCATGGCCGAGATGCTCGTCTTCCGCCACGAAAGGGCCTCGTAATGGCCGATACCGCGTTGCCCGAACCTCTCACGCCGGCGAACTGCGACCTGCGCGACTTTCCCTTCATGCCGCTGGAGGTCAAGCGGCTGTTCGCGTCCGAGTCCTGGATCCTGGGCACGGGCGAACAGCGCGCCGCTGCGCTCGCCCTCTGGCTGGAGAGCTGGCACCAGGTGCCGGCGGCGAGCCTGCCGGAGGACGACCGCATGCTCGGCCACCTCGCGCAGGCGAAGAACTGGAAGCGGGTCAAGGACCATGCCATGCGCGGCTGGGTCCGCTGCGCTGACGGGCGCCTCTATCACGCCGTCGTCGCCGAGAAGGCGCTCGAAGGCTGGATCGAGAAGCTCCTGACGAGCCATGCGGGCGCGACGGGCAACGCCAAGCGCTGGGAGATCACCATCGACATCGCCGGCATCGAGACCGAGATCATGACGGCGGTCAGTCTCCTCCGGGCGATTGCGCCCCGATCCAAGCTCCTGCGCAAGAAGGCCGTCGCGACCATCGCGGCGCGATCCGCAAACGATCCCCCCGGACGCTCCGGAGCATCGCCCCCGATATCCCCCCCGATATCCCCCCCGATATCGCCCCCGAATGGGGGTGGGATCGCAAGAGAAGGTGAAGGGATTATCTATGGAAGAGAAGTTAATGGATTCCAGACTGAGAGAGACACGCACGCGCGTGGGCGCGGCGCGGGAGACGAGCCCTCGGCGCACGGCGTGCGCGGGGGAGAGATCGCAGCATCCAGCCAGTCTCGGCCGACCCAACATCGCAACGAACCGGGAGACGACCATGGGCACCATCGCCGCCAGGGTGGGCAGTCAGCCTTCGCCGCTGCAGCTGCCGCCGCCAAGGCTGACCGCACTCGGGTTGACGCCGATCCTCGCCCGGATGATCGGTCTGACCCCGCCGACCTGGGTGACGAGTGATCCCTGGCCGGTTCCGCGCCGCGCGCCGGACAAGCCGCTGTGCGACGAGATCGCCGAGGCCCTGCGCCTTCACCGCGAGGATCTGATCGCGGCGGGCGAGGTCGCCGTCATCGAGCGGCTGGAACGGCTGTCGAAGCACACCTGGCATCCTGACCGCCCTGTTGAGGACTTCCGCGCGCTGATCGACGACTTCGCGGCAGACCTGTCGGGCTTCTCGGCCAGCGTTCTCGATGAGGCCGTCGCCGAGTACCGGCGCGCGAACCGATGGTTTCCGCACGTCGCCGACCTGACGGCGATCTGCAAGCGCCTGACGACAGAACGTAGCCGGCGGCTGTGGCGGCTGGAGCGCGTGCTGTGGGCCAAGGCCGAGATGGGGCGCAAGGCCGAGACCGGCGGTTATCAGAGCTACACGCTCGAACAGAAGATCGAGCACCACCAGATGATGGAAGGCTACTGGCGCGAACGAGGCGACCTCGACCGCGTCGAAGCCGAGCGCCTTGCACGGGAGACGTTGCTTGCTCAAAAGAGTTGAGGCCCAGTCGCCTGCGCCCACCGTCGAGTGGGTGCAGGATCAGTTCCAGATGGCAGGTCGCGCTATCCGCGCCACGCGTCTGACGGCGCGTGACATCCCACAGGGTGCACGCTCGGGCTGGCCGGAGATCGTGCGCAGCCATGATGACCTCTATGCTGCGTTGGTCGGTGCCTCTGACAGCGAGGCAAAGGAGATGGTGGCCGATAGGTACGTCGCTCGGCCCGCCGCAACGCGAGAGGACATCGCGGCACAGGATCGCTGCATCGTCTGGCTGCTGTGGCTCCCGAAGAAGCGGCAAGCCGTGGTCTTGGGCAGCGCGCTAGGCATTCCACGCCGCCGCATCGGCGACATCGTCGGTGTCGACCGCACCACCTTGTGGAGGTGGGAGAAGGACGCTTACGAGGAAATCGTCTATCGCCTGAAAAATAGTTTGCAACACTTGCAACAGATTCTGTAAGTTCCGTCGCTAAGATGGACAGACGAACGCCCGCACGGTCAACGACCTTGCGGGCGTCGTCGTTTCAGGGATAAAGCCCGCCTCAGTCGACCGAGGTGGGCTTTTTGTTATTCCTCATCAAACTAGCGCAAGGCCTGATCCGGTATCGCTCATGGTGAAACTTCGGACACTCGCGCCTAGCTTGCCGACCGCTGACACCTCCATTGCGAAGGCCCCGCCGAAGACAGCCGATGCGTTCTACCTGTCGGCCGAATGGCGCGTGCTCGTTGGTCGCCTGCTCGTCGTTCGCTTCGGTGACAAGGCTCAGGCCCGCTGCCAAGACCCCAAGTGCCAGTACCCGTCCCGTACCGGCATCCGCCTGTTTGGCGATCATGTCGTCGAGCTGCAGGACGGCGGCGCGCCGCTCGACCCTGCCAACGTCCTGTTCCGCTGCGGATCGTGCCACACCCGAAAGACCATCGAGGTCCGCGCGCAACGCATGGCTCGCCGCTCTGCCCCCGTTGAAGGGGGGGGGATGTCCGCGAAAAAGTGAAACGGGGCCTCCAACCGTTTGGGGCTCATTCGGAGATTATTTTTCGATGGCTGGAAATTTCGACCTCCTTGGTGATCCGATACCGGAGAACTGGGGCAAGCGTGGTCGGCCTCCGCATCTGCCGACAGAGCTAAACCGCAACAAAGTCAGGCTCTTGCTCGCCTTCGGTTGGCTCGAAGAGCGCATCGCCCGGGCGCTGCGCATCACGAAGCCGACTTTGCGAAAGCATTATTTTTCCGAGCTCAAGCATCGCGACGAAGCGCGCGATGCCTTGGAGGCCAATCACAAGAGCATGCTCTACGAGGCGGCGACGAAGGGAAACGTCGGCGCGATGAAAGAGCTTGGCCGGCTGATCGACCGTGATCTGCTGGCGCGTAGCGTGCGCGACTTCGAAGACGACAGAAGCGAGGCACGTACGCCGAAGCTCGGCAAGAAGGAAGAGGCCAGCAAGATGGCCCAGACGGCTGGCGACGGCAGCATCTGGGGCGATGACCTGAAATCGCCGGCGGCGCGATTGAACTGATGCTCACCTGGGACACGTCCTGCCTCGACTGGAAGGAACGCCTCCTTTCCGGCCGATCGCTGGTCCCTGACTTGCCGCTGTTCGAGGATGAGGCCGCGCGCGCGCTGCGGGTGTTCAAGAGGCTGAGAATCCCGGACCTGATCGGCCGGCCGACGATGGGGGAGATGGCGGGGCCGTGGCTGTTCCCGATCGTCGAAGCGATTTTCGGGTCTTATGACCCGGACATTCACCGGCGGATGATCCAGGAATTCTTTTGGCTGATCCCGAAGAAGAACGCGAAGACCTCGACCGCGGCGGCCATCATGGTCGAAGCGCTGATCCTCAACTACCGGCCGGAAGCCGAGTACGTCCTGATCGCGCCGACAAAGGACATCGCGGATCGGTCGTTCAATCAGGCGCAGAACACCATCCGGGCCGATGTCGAACTCGACAAGGTTTTCCAGGTTCAACGTCACCTCCGCACCATCCAGCATCGCCTGTCCGGCGCCATGCTGCAGGTCAAGGCGGCCGACACGGACATCGTGACCGGCGGCAAGCAGGTTGGGACGCTGGTCGACGAGATCCATCAGCTCGGGAGCAAGAAGGACGCCGCAGACATCATGCTGGAGCTGCGCGGCGCGCTGACAGCGCGTCCTGACGGCTTCCTGGTGACCATTACGACCCAATCGAAGAAGCCTCCAGCGGGCATCTTCAAGACCGAGCTGCAGAACGCTCGCGACGTGCGGGACGGAAAGCTGAAACTCCCGCTATTGCCGATCCTCTACGAGTTGCCGCATGAACTGGCGCGCGACGGTGGCTGGAAGGAGCGCAAATATTGGGGCCTGGTCAACCCGAACCTAAGGCGGTCAGTCGACGAGGCGTTCCTCGAGCAGCAGCTTTCCAAAGTTGAGAAAGGTGACGCAGGCGCGCTGGCGCTATTCGCCTCGCAGCATTTCAACGTCGAGATCGGCCTCGCCCTGCAGAGCGACCGCTGGGCCGGCGCCGACTTCTGGGAGGCCCAAGGCGACCCGACTCTGACCCTGGAGAGCCTGCTGGAGCGCTGCGAAGTCGCGGTGATCGCCGTTGACGGCGGCGGACTAGACGACCTGCTGGCCTTGAACGTCACAGGCCGCGAGAAGCATAGCCGTCGATGGCTGAGCTGGAACAAGACCTGGGTCCATCGCTCAGTGCTCGATCTGCGTCAGTCAGAGGCATCGCGCCTGCTCGACTTCGAGGCCGCCGGCGAGCTGGTCATCGTCGACGATATGCAGATGGCTTTCGAAGACCTGGCGCAGACTGCGGCGCAGGTGAAGGCGAGCGGGATACTCGCCGAGAAGAATGCAGTCGGGATGGACCCCATGGGCGTCGGTCTGATCGTCGAGGCGCTGGCTGAAGAAGGGATCGAAAACGTCGAAGGTCAGCCGCTGGTCGTCATCGGCATCAGCCAGGGCTGGAAATTGAACGGGGCGATCAAGACGAGCGAGGTCAAGCTCTCGAGTCATGAACTTGTGCATGCCGGCCAGGCCATCTGCGCCTGGGCGGTCGGCAACGCCAAGGTCGTGCCCCAGGGCAACGCGATCACGATCACGAAGCAGGCGGCGGGCACGGCGAAGATCGACCCGCTGATGGCGCTCTTCATCGCGACGGCGCTGATGAGCATGAACCCGGCCGCAACGCCGAAATACGACGTGTTCTTCGTCTAGGGCGCGCGGCGCCGGAGGGAAAAATGGATCGGGCCTATTCGCTATTGACCGTCAAGGCTGTCGATGATGACCAGCGCATCATCCGCGGCACCGCCACCACACCCAGCCCTGACCGGGTGGGCGATATCGTCGAACCCCTCGGCGTGCTGTTCAACAATCCGATGTCTCTGTTGCATCAACACGACAACAAAAAGCCCGTTGGCACAGTGGTGTTCGACAAGCCCACAAAGAATGGAATCACCTTCGAAGCGCACCTGCCGAAGATCGAAATAGCCGGCCCGCTCAAGGATCGCGTCGACACGGCATGGGGCGAGGTCAAGGCTGGTCTGGTCCGCGCCGTGTCCATCGGCTTTCGTCCTCTCGAATATTCGTTCATGGAAAACGGCGGCATTCGCTACACCGAAACCGAGGTGATCGAGCTTTCGCTCGTCACGATCCCGGCCAATGCCGAGGCCACCATCACCCAGATCAAGTCGATTGACGCCCCTGTGCTTGCCGCGACCGGCAAGGAGCCTAAGACGTCTGATCGGCCTGTCGATCCCGGCGCTTCGGGAACCATCCACAAAACCGTCAAGCTCTTGAAGCCCAAGGAGAATACGATGAAGACCATCGCGGAACAGATTTCCGCCTACCAGTCCTCTCGCGACCAGAAGTTCGCGAAGATGACCGAGATCATGAACAAGTCGGCCGAGGCTGGCGAAACTCTCAGCGCCGATCAGACCGAGGAATACGACACCCTCGACGGCGAAGTGAAGGCCATCGACGCGCACCTCGTGCGCCTGGCGACCATGGAAGCCAACGCGGCGAAGTCGGCTAAGCCGGTGATCAAGGCCATGACCGTCGAAGAGGGCGGTGCCGCGCGCGCCGGCGTCGTCGTCAAGGCCTCGGCGAAGCTGCAGCCCGGCGTGGCGTTCGCCCGCTTTGCCAAGGTCAAGGCGGTCAGCCGTCTCGACAATATCGACACGCTGAAGGTCGCCGAACGCATGTACGGCGCCGACAGCGACGTCGTCGCCATGGTCAAGGCGAACGAAGTCACCCCCGGTTCGAACATCTCGGGCAACTGGGCGTCCGACTTGACCGGCCCGCAGGGCTCGACCTATGCCGATTTCGCCGAATTTCTGCGCCCGGCGACCATCCTGGGCAAGTTCGGCGTCGGCAGCGTGCCGGGCCTGCGCAAGGTGCCGTTCCGCGAGCCGCTGATCTCGCAGACCGGCGGTGGCGCCGGCTACTGGGTCGGCGAAGGCAAGCCCAAGCCGCTGACCTCCTTCGACTTCGACCGGACGACGATCGAGCCCTTGAAGGTCGCCAATATCGCCGTGCTGACCGAAGAGAACGTCCGCAGCTCCAATCCGAGCTCGGAACTCATCGTTCGCGACGCGTTGCGCGACGCCCTGGTTGCGACCCAGGATACCGCCTTCATCGACCCGACCAATGCCGGCACCTCCAATGTCAAGCCGGCGTCGATCACCAACGGCGCTGCCGCGATCGCCTCGACCGGCACGGACGCCGACCATGTCCGTCTCGACGTGCGGGCGGTCTTCCAGAAGTTCATCGACGCGGACAATCCGCCGGAGAGCGGCGTCTGGATCATGTCGACCAGCAATGCCCTGGCGTTGTCTCTCATGGTCAACACCCTCGGCCAGCGTGAATTCCCGGAAATCACCATGCGCGGAGGCTTCTTCGAGGGCATGCCCGTGCTGGCGTCGCGCTATGCCGGCACCAACGTGGCTCTCGTCAACGCCTCGGACATCTACGAGGCCGACGACGGCGACGTGACCGTCGACATGAGCCGCGAGGCGTCGCTCGAGATGAAGAGCGCGACTCTCAGCCAGGACGGCTCGGCCGGTACGGGCGCTTCGCTCGTCTCGCTCTGGCAGAACAACCTGGTCGGCTTGCGCGCCGAGAAGACCATCAACTGGAAGCGGCGCCGCGCTTCGGGCGTCGCCTATTTGACGGGCGTGGCGTGGGGCGGCGCGGTCCCTGCTTCCTAAGCCGGCCAACGTCAAGCTTCGGAAGGGCGGCAGGTAGCCGCCCTTTCTTTCCTCTCTACGGAGGCTGCAATGAAGAATCTGATCGCCGTAAAGCCCATGGTCTACGCGACGCGCCGCCTTGTGGCGGGCCAGCGGTTCGAAGCGAAAGACCGCGACGCCGTGATCCTGATCGGCGGCAAGAAGGCCAAGGAAGATCGAGAGATTGGCGAGCTCCCGCCGCCGTCTTCTGCGTTGCTCGACAAAGCCAAGGCCAATGCGCCAGCTGGTGATATCGCCGCGATGCGCGTCGAATACAAGAACGTCGCCGGCAAGAACGCCTTCAATGGCTGGGACGCTGCGACTCTGCGCGACAAGCTCGCGGAAGCCCGGAAAGCCTGATGGCCGGCGAAGAGGGCATCACCAACCTGGGTGACATTCCCCGGGGCATGACCTTCGAACAGGCCATCAAAGCGACCAGGCACCTGCGCCAGTATTCCATCGACCGCCACGACGGCGGAAACCGTCTGACCATTTGCGACACCTTGCGGCAAATCTGGCTGACCCTCGACGGCATGCCGAACAGCACGGAAAAAGACCTGATCGTCGAATACGTCCAGGCAGCCGCCGACATGGCGAAGCGCATGGACGCCCGGATCAAAGAACTGAAGGCGCAGCTCCATGGATGACCTGACCGTGATGACTTGGCTGTGGCGTCAGGATGGCGGACGCGTGGCCTATGCCGCGCACCACGTCAACATCTGGGCAGACATGGTGCGCCGCCATCTTTCGACCCCACACCGCATCGCCTGCGTCACCGACATGCCGGATGGCATCGACCCGTGGATCGACATCATCACGCCGCCGCGCGACTTCGTGTCGGTGTGCATTCCGACCTGGGGCGTCGACAAGCCGCAATGTCTGCGCCGCATCGCGCTGTTTCGCCCCGATGCGGCCGATATTTTCGGGGCGCGCTTCGTCTCTATGGACATGGACTGCGTCATCACCGGCGAGATCGCCCCCCTCTTCGCCGATGCGGCCGACTTCAAGATGTACCGCGGGACGACCAATGAGCGGCCTTACAACGGCTCGATGCTGATGATGACCGCCGGCGCGCGATCGCAGGTTTATGAGCGCTTCACGCCTGCAGCCGCCGAGCAGGCAGGCCGGCAGTACGTCGGTTCGGATCAGGCCTGGATCAGCTACGTCCTAGGCCGTGGCGAAGCGACCTGGGGCGTGGAAGATGGCGTCGGCTGCTACGGCAGCAGCCTCCTTCCGCCGCCCGACGCGCGGCGGCTCACGTTTTTCCCGGGAACTCCGAAGCCCTGGCAGCTTGCCGAGACGGGCGGGGACGCCTGGGTACAGGACAACTATCGCGGCGGCATGCGTGGCCGCTGCCTGATCCTTGGCTATGCCCCGACGGTGTGGGACGAGGCTGCCATCGCGTTGCAGTCCGGCGCATTCGACAGCGTCGTGGCATCCCCGGAAGCGGCACGGCACTGGCCGGCGGCTGTCACCGCGATCGCGCGTTCCGATGAAGACGCTTTGCGCATCTCGGCCATGCTGGGTCACGACGAATTCACATTCTGCGGTCGAACCGGCGCCAAGGTGGCGGCATGAAGATCCTCGGCATGCCTATCCCCTTCACCGGCGCGCGCCAGAAGGCTATGCAGATGGTTAGCGGGGGCCGCGAGGGCTGGTTTCCTCTCATCGTGCGCGAACCATTCGCCGGCGCCTGGCAGAAGAACCTGGAGGTCAGCAACAGACTGGTCGTGACCTTTCATGCGGTCTTTAACTGCATGACCCTGATCGCTTCCGACATCTCGAAGCTGCGCGTCAAGCTTGTGCAACAAGTCGGCGGGATCTGGACCGAGGTGACGAATCCCGCATACTCGCCGGTGCTGCGCAAGCCGAACGCCTATCAGAACCGCATCCAATTCATTGCATCCTGGGTGCTGTCGAAGCTGATGACCGGCAACACCTACGTGCTGAAGGTGCGGGACGGGCGCAACGTCGTCGTGGCGATGCACATCCTGGATCCGAACCGCTGCTTGCCCCTCGTCGCGGATGACGGCAGCGTCTTCTACCAGCTCAGCTGCGATCGCCTGGCGGGCTTCGAGGAGGACATCATCGTTCCAGCGCGCGAGATCATCCATGATCGCTGGAACTGCCTCTTCCATCCGCTCGTCGGCTTGTCGCCGATCATCGCCTGCGGATTGGCCGCTACGCAGGGCCTCAACATCCAGAAGAACTCGGCATTGCTGTTCGCGAACAACTCGCGGCCGAGCGGGCTGCTGGTGGCGCCGGGGTCCGTGGACGACGACACCGCTGCCCGCATGAAGAGCAAATGGGAGGAAAACTATGGCGGCAACAACGTCGGTCGCGTCGCCGTCCTTGGCAACGGTCTCAAGTTTGAGGCCATGACCATGAACGCTGTGGACGCGCAAATGGTCGAGCAGCTGAAGTGGTCGGCCGCGACCTGCTGCTCGACCTTCCACATGCCGCTCTACAAAGTCGGCCTGGGCGATCTGCCGGCCGACACGAGCATTCAGGCGCTCAACCTCGAATATTACAGCGAGTGCCTGCAGGCCCTGATCGAATCGGCGGAACTTTGCCTCGACGAAGGGCTCGAGATGGCGTCGGACATGGGCACCGAGTTCGATACCGACGGGCTGCTGCGCATGGACAGCGTGGCGCAGATGGAAGTCCTCGACAAGTCGAAGGGAATCCTCTCCCCGAACGAGCAGCGCATGAAGCTCAACTTCGGGCCGGTGCCTGGTGGCGGAAGCCCCTACCTGCAGCAGCAGAATTTCAGCTTGGAAGCTCTCGCCAAGCGAGACGCGCAGGATGACCCGTTCAAGAAAGACGTCGGCACTCAGCCGGCGCCGGACGCGCGGGCTCCGTCCTCAGGCGAAGATCCTGCGAAGCGGTTCTTCGCTGCTGCGACTTCCAAATTCCTTGAGGCCTTGCATCATGCCTGACGCGCAGAAAATGGCTGACGACTTGTTCGATGCCGTGAAGGCTTACCTTGACGCCTCGGTCGAGGCGATCGTGCGCCGGCTGGAATCAGTCGAAGCGCGAGAGCCTGCTCGCGGCGAAAAGGGGGAGACGGGGGCGGCCGGCAATGATGGCCTGGCCGGTGCGCAAGGCGAGCGTGGCGGTGATGGTCCCCAGGGCGTGGCCGGCCCGCAGGGCGAGGCCGGTCACGCAGGAGCCGCCGGGGTAGCCGGCGAAGCAGGCCCACAGGGCGAGAAGGGCCTGCCCGGTGCCGATGGCATTGGCCTGGCCGGCGCATTCATCGACAGAGACGGGGGCCTAGTTCTGATGATGACTAACGGCCAGAGCAAGGTGCTCGGCCCGGTCATCGGCAAGGACGGCCAAGCCGGCAAGGACGGCGCCGACGGCTGCGACGGTTTCGGGTTCGACGACCTGGAGATGCTGCACGACGGCGAGCGTGGTTTCACCATGCGCTTCACGCGCGGCGAGCAGGTCAAGGAATTCGCCTTCAGCATTCCCGTGGTCCTCGACCGCGGCGTCTTCAAGGAAGGCGAGGCCTACAGGCAGGGCGACGGCGTGACCATGGGCGGCTCGTTCTGGATCGCCAGGACGGACACGACAGCACGCCCCGGCGACGGCGAGACCTGGCGCTTGGCGGTTAAGAAAGGGCGAGACGCCAAGGAGCCGGTAAAGATCGGGACGCGCGCCAATGGATGATTACCGTAGCCTCAAGGTCACGACGCAGGCCGCGTCAGTCGATCTGATCAGCCTGGCCAATCTGAAGGCCGCCCTCAACATCACGGACACCTCCCTCGACGCCTTCCTGCAAAGCGAGATTACCGCTGCCAGCGGTGTTGTCGCCGCAGCATGTAATCGCACGCTGGTCAATGAAGTCGTCGAAGAGACGATTCGATACGTGCATCCCTACCGCCGGCGCGCCGCTCTTCGCCTGACTCGATATCCGATCGTTGCAGTGAGCATGGTCACGGTCGACGGCGTGGACCTGTCTGACAGCGATTATGAGGTCGTCAATCAGTCGGGGTTCCTGCAGCGCCTGTCCAACGATGGGATCATCCAATGGAGCGGCAGCAAGGTCGTCGTCGCCTATAGCGGAGGGTTCACTCTCGGCGCGAACGTTCCTAGCGGACTATCCGAAGCCGTCACCCGCATGGTGAAGGCGAAATACTACGCTCAGAGCCGAGATCCGATGATCAAGGGTGAGGATGTCGTTGGCGTCGGCTCGACGCAGTATTGGGTCGGCAGCGCGCCCGGCGGCGGCGATGCGGGACTGCCGGCCGACATCATGGGACTGATCAGCCCCTTCCGCGAACTGCCGGTCTGACATGACCCCCGCAGCCGCAATCGCCATGCTCGACCGTCAGCTCGCCGAGCATGGGGGCGACATCCTCCTGACGCGCGCCGCTCCCGCTGCCTCTACCACCGTCCGTGCCCAGGTGCGCGGCTATAGCGGCGCCGAGCTGGCCGGCTCGATCCAGCAGGGCGACAGCAGGGTCATCCTCTCGCCGACCCAGCTCAATGCCGCCGCGCCGCCATGGCTGCCGCAGCGCGACGACAAGGCCGTCATCGACGGCAAGACCTTCAACATCGAAGACGCCGTTCCGACACGCCTTGCCGGCGTCCTGGTGCGGCTTGACCTGCAGGTGCGCGGATGAGCATGAAGACCGCCGCCGCCTTCGAGCGCAGCCTGGCCGTCGCCACGGCCGGCCTCAGCCCGGAGCAGATCAGCGCGCGCCTCGCCGTCATCGCCAAGGACGCGCTGTCCGCCGCCATATCTTCCGGCGAAGCGCCGAATCGCTACGTCCGCTCGGTCAACGGCCGCGTCGGCGCCGCCGAAGAGAGCGTCGAGGCCCCGGGCCCCATCGTCTACCAGTTCTCCTACCTGGAGGAGGCGGCGCTCTACGCGCTCAAGTTCGCCCAGCTGCAGTCGCCCGTGCTGTCAGGCGCCTACCGCAAGTCCTGGTTCGTCATGGTCGACGGCAAGGTCTGGGTCGAGGGCGCCGACATTCCGCTTGGCGCCGAGGTCATCGTCACCAATGACAGGCCCTATCACCGCAAGGTCGACGTCGGCGCCATGAAGGGCATGCGCGTGCCGCCGCACATCATCGACGTGACGATGCAGCAGCTCCGCCGCCTGTTCGGCAATTCGATCAAGGTCCAGTCGCGCTTCGTCACCCTGAAGGATGGCTATGTGCTCAAGGGCCGCCACGTTCGCCGTGGCGCCGCGCTGGCGCGCCGCGGCGGCGCCCGCAAGGACACGCGCGCCGGCCAGCAGATCACCTATCCCGCCCTCGTCATCACCATCGCCTGAGCGGAGCCGCTGCCATGTCCTCCGCCACCGCTTACAACGCGCTGCACGATTTCCTCGAGGTGGCGTGGGACGCTGGCCCGGCCCCGCTGGTCTATGAGAACGAGAAGTTCGACAAGCCCGAGCCGCCGGCCCCCTGGATCTACGTCGAGGTCATCGGAACGCTGTTCGACGCCGCCAGCATCGGCGCTGGCGACGACGAGTCGAACCTCTACCGCGAGGACGGCCAGGTCTTCTTCCATGTTTTCGTGCCCAAGGGCAGCGGTTCGGTCACCGCGCGCGGCCTCGGCGAGCAGCTCGCCACGCTCTTCCGGGGCCGCGAGCTGCTCGGCGGCAAGATGATCTTCCCCTCCGCATCGATCGGCGACAACGCCGTCGGCTCCGACGACGGCAACTGGTGGCGGATGACCGCCGCCATCGCCTTCCAGCGCGAAGACTGACCCGACAGCGCTGACGCCATTCCTTCCGCCGGCATCCCGCCCATCCCGGTGCAGAAGACCGCCCTTGGGCAAGGCGCCCGCCGCCGTTGGATGACGCGGCTGTGCCCCTAATGGAGAACGAACGATGACGACTGCGAACCGTGTGCGCATCTCGCTGGTGCGCGAGACGACCCTGGGCGTGACCCCGACGACGCCGCGCATGCGCACCGAGCGCATCACCGGCGAATCGCTGAAATACGCCCCGGCCTTCGACCAGTCGGAGGAGCTGCGGGCCGACCGCATGAACGCCGACCCGATCAAGGTGAACGAGAACACCGACGGCGGCCTCAATTTCGAGCTGTCCTATCCGGTCGACAAGGCGGCCTTTTCGGAACGCCTCTGCAGCCTCATGTTCAACGACTGGGTGAACACGCCGGCCCGCGACAACGACGGCACGGCCGACAGCGCCATCACCGGCATCGTGGCCTCCAGCGACAGCTACACGGTTCTCACCGGCACGGCCTTCGTGCCCGGGCACCTGGTGCGGGCCACCGGCTTCGCCATCGCCGGGAACAACGGCATCTTCGCCGCCCAGGCCGGCTCCGGCGCCACCGCAGTCGTCGCGCCGGCCTCGCCCGGCCTTGCCGACGAGGCGGCGCCGCCCGCCGCCGCCCGCCTCAAGGTCGTCGGCTTCCAGGGCGACAGCGGCGACATCGAAGCCACCGCCCAGGGGCTCGCCTCCACCGACCTCGATTTCACCACCCTGGGCCTCACGGCGGGCCAGTGGCTCAAGATCGGCGGCACGGCGACCGGCGACAAGTTCGCCACCGCCGCCCTCAATGCCTGGGTGCGCGTCACGTCCGTGGCGCAAAACCTGATCGGCCTCGACAACCTGCCGGGCGCCTGGGCGACCGACGACGGCGCCGGCAAGACCCTGAAGGTCTTCTTCGGCGACTGGATCAGGAATGGCGTCACCCGCATCTCGCACTCGACCGAGCGCAGCTTCCTCGGCCAGGCCGTGCCGACGCACATCCTCAGCCGCGGCCTCGTCGTGAACAGCATGGACCTCTCCATCCAGAGCGGCCAGAAGGTGACCGGCTCTTTCGACATGATGGGCATGACGAGCGATCAGGGCACGGCCGCCTACGGCTCGACCTATGCTGACGCCACCACGAATCCGGTCATGGCCGGCAGCGTCAACGTCGGCCGCATCGCCGAGAGCGGCACGGCCATCGTCGCCCCCAACTGGGCGCAGTCCCTGGCGCTCAACGTCAACAACAGCCTGCGCAAGCAGCTCGCCGTCGACAGCCTGGGCGCCGTCAACATCGAGCCCGGCGACGTGGCGGTGACCGGCACCGTCCAGAGCTACTTCGGCTCGAACGCGCTCTACGCCAAGCTGCTGGCCGGCACTGTCGGCGCCCTCAATAGCCGGCTGGCCAAGAACGGCCAGGCCATCGTCTTCCAGCTGCCGCGCGTGACCTTCACCGACGGCTCGCCCAACGCCCAGCAGAAGAACAGCGACGTGGTCCTGCCGCTCGCCTTCCAGGCCTCCCTCGACACGCTGACCCAGGCCCACGTCTGGATCGACCGCCTCGAATACTTCGAATAACGCCATCCGCCCCCACAGGCGGACCCAGGCACTCGCGCACGGCGTGCGCGGGCGCTTCGCATGCGAAGGGGCGGCGGTGTGGGCCGCCGCCCTGCTTCCCCACAGAAGGAACCCCGATGACCATCAAGTTGACCTCTCTCAAGGCGGACGTCGCCGCCGAAACCGAAGGCCAATGGCAGGACGTCCCGGACCTGCCGGGCGTCCGCTTTCGCGTTCGCAGCTTCAATTACGGGCCTTATCAAGCCGCGAAGTCCATGGTCGAGGCCCGCTGGGCCCGCAAGTACGGGCGCGAACCAGTACCGATGAACGAAAGCCTGATCGAGAACGGCAAGCTCTACGCCAAGCATATCTTGCTGGAGTGGGATGGTTTGGATCAGCCCTACAGCCCTGACCTGGCGCTGCAGCTCTTCACTGATCCGGCCTATCGCCAGATGCAGGAGCATCTGCGCTATGCCGCCTCGCGTGTCGGCCTCGGCGAGATCGAGTTCGCCGACGAATCCGCAAAAAACTCCGGCGGGCTTTCCGGTACGACCTCGGCCGTGGAAGCTCAGACCCCTGGCTCGCCGAGCTAGCCGACGAGGAACCGGAGGCCGCCGGCTTCATCGCGCCGCGGCCTCCGGACGCGGAATGGCCGGCCTGGGCCGGCTTCATCCGCAGCGCCTGGATCGACCTCCAGACGGAACGGCCCATCACCATGGGTGGCCCTGGTCCCATTCCCTGGTCGGCCGTCGACCGCTACGCCCGCCGCTACGAGATGGGCGCGGCGGACTTCGAACTGCTGCTCGCCATGTTGCGCGAGCTCTCCGCTGAACAGCTAGACCACGAAAAGACGAGGCCGACGAATGCCAGCAGCAGTTCGCCTTGAGAGCCTGCGCGTCAGCGCGGACCTCGACACGTCGAAGTACGTCCAGGGCGCAAATGCCAAGGTCGCTGCCGACGGCGCCATGGTCGACAGCGCCAAGGCGGTCGACAGCGCCGTGCAGACCACGGAAACCCGGCTGACGCAGAGCGCCACGGCGCTCGACCGCGTCACCCGGGCCGTGGACCCTGCGGCGGCGGCGAATGCCAAGCTGGCCCAGGCGCAGTCGACATTGCAGCGCGGCCTGGAACAGGGGCGCATCACCCAGGAGCGCTACAACGAACTCCTGGTTCTCACCCAGCAGCGCTATGTCGGTCAGGGCCGCGCCCTCAACGACAACGTCGCCGGCCTCTCGCGCTATCGTTCGGGCATCCAGCAGGCCGGCTATCAGGTCGGCGACTTCGCCGTCCAGGTCGCCAGCGGCCAGAACGGCCTTGTGGCCTTCACCCAGCAGGCGAGCCAGCTCCTTCAGGTCTTCGGCCCATACGGCGCCGTCGCCGGCGCGGCGCTCGCCATCACGGGAGCGCTCGGCGTGGCGTTTTTGCGGACGGGCGAAAGCGCGGGCGACACCAAGAAGGCGACGCAGGAGTACGGTCAGGCACTCGAAACCGTGAACAGCATCATGCTGTCCTCGGAAGACGCCTCGCGCGCGAAGGCGCTGAGCGACCGGGACGAGGCGGCTGGCGTCCTTCTCAAGAAGAAGGCCCTCGACGACGAGGCAGCGTCCCTGAAGGCGTCGACGGCAGCCCGGCTGGCCAATGTCGCCGCGCAGGATACGTCGCATACGCGTTTGACGACGCGCTCGCTCGGCCGCACGGCCACCGCCGGATTTGGCGGCCCTGCTCCGGACCAGGCTTCCGCTGATACGGCGGCCGCCAAGGCGCGCGGGGATCTCGTCGCGGCTAACGAGGCGGCGGGAGAACTTCAAGACAAGATCGACGCCTTGCAGAGTGGCGTCGACGTCAACCAAATCTTCAAGGACAACGACAAGCTCTACGCCTTCCGCGATGGCCTCCAGGACGCCTTGAACCTCGCCAAGGCGACGACCAGCGAAGACAAGGTCCAGGTCGAGATGGCCAAGGCGCGCCGTGACTATGCGGCGAGCCTGACCCCAGAGCTCGACAAGCAGCTCGAATCCATTCTTCGGCAGACCCAGGCGGTGAAGGACGCGGCCGAGGCGGACAAAGATCGCCTCAAGTTCACGCAGGCGATCATCGACGAGCTCGACTCCGACCGCGAAAAGCAGGCTGCCAACGACAACAAGCGCAACCAGGCGGTCGAGAAATACATCGACGGCCTGGAGAGCACGGCGACGCTGGAACAGCAGAGCGGCGTCGAGAAGGACATCCAGCGCGCCACCATCGAAGCGCAGAACAAGTTGTTCGACGAGCAGGGCGTCAAGCTGCGTGACCTGTCGGACATCGAGAAGGACCGCATCTCGACTGCCGTGCGCCTGAAGGACGCGGCCGACCAGCAGCAGAAGGCGAACGACCAGGCCGTCAAGGAGAACGAGCGCGCCGCCAAGCGCGCGACCGATAGCATCACGGACTACGCGGCGGACACGATCTTCGATCGCCTGACCGGTCGGGCGCAGAGCTTGTGGGAATCCTTCAAGGACTTCGCCTTCCGCGCCATCGCCGACATCGCCGCGCAGGCGCTCATTCGCCCCATCGTCGTGCCGATCATCAACAGCATCATCGGCACCGGGGGCGCCGCCGCCGGGGGTGTCGCCGGGTCCGGCAGTAGCGGCGGGCTCGGCGGCCTGCTCAATGGCGGCTCGTCCCTGTTCTCGTTGGGCGACAAGGCGGGCCTGTTCGGCAATACCTTCTCAGGCATCGGCAGCGGCATCACTGGCGCCATCGACAGCTTCGGCACCAGCCTCGGCTTTGCCGGCGCTTTGCCCGGGGCCGGCGGCCTCGGCGGCCTTGGCATGACCGGGGCCTTGGTCGACGTTCCGGTCGCAGACGGCGCCTATCTCGGACTGTCTACAAGCGCCGGCGGCTCCTTCGGCGGCGCGACCCTGAGCAGCTTCCTCGGCGGCGCCGGCCTCGGCTTCGGCGCCGGTACGTTGCTCAACAGCCTTGTCGGCGGCAAGTCCACCGGCGGCACCATCGGTTCAGGCGCCGGCGCCCTGGCTGGAGCCGCCATTGGCTCGATCATCCCGGGCGTCGGCACCATCCTCGGCGGCCTCATCGGCGGCGCTGGCGGCGGCTTGCTTGGCGGACTCATCGGTCCCGGCAAGGGCTTCTCGGGCGGCCAGATCAATCTCGCCACCAACTCGTCCGGCGACCTCATCCGCACCAATTCCGGCTTCAAGAAGGGCGACCAGGCCGGCGCCGAACAGTTCGCCGATCAGTTCCTCGGCCAGATCAACGGCCTGTTCGACCAGCTCGGCCTGAAATTCTCGGGCAAGGGCAACTTCGCGCGCCTCAACTTCGGCGACGGCGCGCAGTCGGTCGAATCGAGCCTCGGCGAGATCCTCGCCCATGGCGGCATCCAGTCGGGCGACGCCTCGCTCGACAAGATGATCGCAGGGCTTGACCGCTCCGGCTCGGCCGACGACATCACCGCGCGCCTCAGTCGCCTGGTCACGACCTTCAAGGCGCTCGACGCGCTCAACGGCACGGCAGCGGGCCAGCCGGTCGATCCGCTGGCCGACACGCTCGGCCAGATCAACGACCAGTTCAACAGCCTGCGCAGCAGCGCGCAGGAGTTCGGCCTCGCCCTCGGCAAGCTCGACGAGGCCCAGGCCGCCGCCGTCAAGCAGGCCGAGGACAGCTACCGCGCCACCGTCGCCCAGCCCTACCTGGCGGCCTCCGGCGGCATCGTCGACTTCCTCAATTCCCAGGCTTTGTCGGCCACGGCGACCGGCTCGCCGCAAGATCGGCTCAACGAAGCCCAGCGGCAGTACGACGACCTGCTCGGCCGCGCCCAGACCGACCCCACGCTGTCCGGCACGCTGACGCAGTCGGCCGGAACGCTGCTCAGCCTCGGCCGCGACACGCTCGCCTCGACCCCCGCTTATGCATCCCTCGAATCGTCCGTGAAGAGCGGGCTGCTCGCCATCGCCGACAAGTTCAGCTCCGACGGCTTCATCGACGCCCAGGTCGAGGCGACGCGCCAGCAGACCCAGCAGCAGGTGGCGGCGATCAACACCGTCAACGACAGCATCCAGCTCCTGCGCCGCGAGATCGCCTTGCTCACCGCGAAGATCGGAACCTGACCATGCTCGGCACTTTTCCCCTTGCGACCGAGCCGCTGGCCCAGGTGGCGGGCCCGGCCGTCCAGTCGCCGGCCTATGTCGAGCTGCTGGCTTCGCAGAAGCCCGGCATCTACCTGCTCGAAATCGAAGCCTACAAGGGCGGCGAGGTGGTGCGCTCCGGCGGCCTTGCCGCCCTGGCCGAGATCGCGCTGGCCGACATCCCGCGCGGCGGCGGCGTCAACGTCGGCCTGATCACCCTGCGCTATGCAGACCGTGACTGGGTCGGCGCGCCCGACGACCCGGCCCAGCCGAACGTCTACTACGAGGGCCGCGTCTCGGTGCCGCTCGTCATGTCGCGCATCATGCCGATCCTGCCCGAGGAGGAGCGCCGCGTGCAGCGCCAGTTCGGCCTGACCGAGATCATCAACGCCGACGGCGCCCTCGATCAGATGCAGCGCGGCTACGCCATCGACGGCCGGCGGCTGCGCGTCCTCTTCGGCCCCGTCGGCGGGCGCTACGCCGATTTCTCCGTCATCGCCGACGTCATCGCGACTGGCTGGACTGGCGACGAGGCCAAGGCCCAGCTCGGCCTGCGCGACCGCGCCTTCTCGCTCGACCTTCCGCTCCAGACCAACCTCTTCGCCGGCAGCGGCGGCGCCGAGGGCACGGCGGAGATCCAGGGCAAGCCCAAGCCGCTGGCCTTCGGCATCGCGCCCAACGTGACGCCCGTTCTGATCGACCCGGCTCATCTGATCTATCAGGTCCACGACGGCGCCCTGCAGGCCGTCGACGCCGTCTTCGACCGCGGCGCCGAGCTCGTCGCCAGCGGCGTCGACGTCGCCAGCTTTGCCGCCCTGGTGGCGCAGTCCGTCCCGGCCGGCCAGTTCGCCACGGCCAAGGCCGTCGGCCTGTTCAAGCTCGGCGACATGCCGACAGGCCTGGTCACGGCCGACGTGCGCGGCGACGTCACCCCGTTCTACGCCGACACGCTCGACACCATCTGCCTGCGCATTCTCAAGGTCCGCGCCGGCCTGCCGGCGCAGTTCCTCAATCAGGCGAGCTTCGCCGGTCCCGCCGCGCTCGGCGGCGCCCTCGGCATCTATCTGCCGCACACGGAGGCGCCGACCACGGCCCAAGTCGTCGACAGGCTGATCGGCAGCGTCGGCGGCTGGTGGGGCGCCGCGCGCGACGGCCGCATCCGCGCTGGCCGCCTGTCGGCGCCGGAGAGCCGGGCGCCGACGCTCTTCCTCGACCAGAATTCCATCCTGTCGCTCGAGCCTGTCGAAGCCCCGGTGCCGCGCTGGCGCCAGCGCGTCAGCTACCGGCCGAACTGGACCGAGCAGCGCGGCGAGGATCTCGCCGATGTCGTCACCGCGGCGCGACGGCAGTTCCTCACCGAATCCTCGCGCGCCGTGTCGTCGGCCAGCGTGGCGGTCAAGTCTCGCCACCTGCAGGCGCTCGACCCCGATCCGCTGGCCTCCCTCTACTACGATGCCGACGACGCGCAGCGGCTTGCCGACTTCCTGCTGGCCCTGCATTCGCCCGATCGCCGCATGTTCAACGTCACCGTCAAGCGCATCGGCTACCAGGCCGACTATCAGACCGTCACCCGCATCACCTGGCCGCGCTATGCGCTGCAGAACGGCCAGAATTTCGCCGTCGTCGGAATCAACGACCAGTCCGACCGCGAAGAAACCATCTTGACGGTCTGGGGCTGACCATGGCGAAGGCGATCTTGAGCTGGCTCAACCACGTCGACCGGCCGGCCACCGTGCTGACGGCCTCCCAGCAGGCCGGCAGCCTGTCCATCAGCAACGTCGCCGACCCGATCATCGGAAGGCGCTGGCGCACCACTGACCTGGCGGCTTGGGGCCAGGCCGACTTCGGCGCCGACCTGAGCGTCGGCGTTCTCCTGCTGCGCTTCCCGCGCGACACCGCCTTTCCGCTCGCCGGCGCCGTCACCCATGCCTTCGACGCCGACGGCGGCACGCCGGGAGCGGGGGCGGCCTTCAGCAGCGGCCCGGTCGCCATCGGCACCGCCGACGGCTACGGCTATCACGTCTACCTGCCGCCGGCGCCGGTCGTCGCGCGCTACTGGCGCTGGACCTTCGCCGTGTCCGGGGTGGCTTTCGTCGACGTCGGCCGCGCCTGGGCCGGCGAGGCCTGGACGCCGGCCATCAACATCTCCTACGGCTGGGGCGACGAATGGCAGGATCTGTCGCGCGTCAGCGAATCGGCCCGCTCCGGCGCCGAGTTCGCCGACGAGATCGCCCGCCGGCGCGTCCTCTCCTTCGGCCTCGACTCGCTGACCGACGCGGACCGGCAGGCCGTGCGCGAGATGCAGCGCATCGTCGGCATCTCGAAGCAGATGGTCTTCCTGCGCGATCCGTCGGCCCCGGCGGCCGAATCGATCCTCGGCCGCATGGCGGGCTCGACGCCGATCCTGCACCAGTCGCTGCCGATCTTCTCTAAAGCCTTCGTCATCCGGGAGAGCCTGTAATGCCTAAATTCCTCAACTGCGTGAAGGAAACCTCCGACACGACCGGCACGGGGCCGTTTGACTTGAACGGCGCGCCGCAGGGCTTCTTTCCCGTCGGCTCGCAAGCTCAGTCGGGCGATCAGATCTACTACACCGCCGTCGACAACCCTGACGCGCCGACGATGCGTGAAATTGGCTATGGCACCTTCACCGCGGGCACGCCGGACACGCTGAGCCGCGACGTCGTCGAAGCGTCGACCAACGACAACGAGAAGGTGTCCTGGCCGGGCGGCACCTTGACCATCGTCGCGACGGCGACGGCGGGTTCGTTCGGTGGCGCAGGCCCGCTCGACCAGATCTTTGCCAAGCTGGGCGACGTCAACAGTTTCACCAAGACCCAGAAATGGTCCAAGGGTGCGGACGTGACGCCAGTGGCCGGCGTTCTGACGCTCGGCGACGACGGCAACTACTTCGTCCTGCAAGCCGGCGCCGTCACCTCGATCGCGACCAAAGGCGTCGGGACGACGATCAGGCTGCAGGCCGCCGGTGTCTCGCCTCTCACGAATTCGGCTGGCCTCGTCGTTCCTGGCGGCGATTACGCGACGGTGCCCGGCGACGTCCTCGAATTCACCGAATACGATGCTGGACAATGGCGCTTGACCGGCGGTCGCGCTGCGATCGGCGGCGCGCTGGGATCGGCGAGGGTCGTCACGGACGCCGTGCAGGCGACGACGAGCGGAGCGACCAAGAGTTTCACGGCGCCGTTCGCCAACGTCAAGCGCATCACGGTCCTGTTCAACGCCGTTTCCTTGTCTGGGAGTGACCAGCTTCTCGTGCGCATAGGCCCTGCCTCTGGCCTTGCGACATCCGGCTACGTATCGAGCGCGGAGGCGGTGCAAGGTGGGTCTGCGACATCCAATGCTACCAGCACTGTTGGCTTCGTCATCACAGTCGGCGGCGCCTCGTCCCGGTCCATCGGCCGCATGGTGCTCGAACGTTTCGGCGGCGATACGTGGATCGAGAGCCACGTCGCGGGTATCGCGACGAATGTCGACGGCTTCGGCGGCGGCAACGTCACGCTGGGTGGCGACCTCACGCAGCTTCAACTGCTCTCGACAGGCTCCAATACGTTCGATGGCGGCAGCGTCAACGTCGTGTGGGAAACCTGGCCGTGATCGCAATCGCGGCGGTGGCCTTGGCGACCGCGCTTGCAGGTGGCCTCTGGCGACGCTGGCTTGGCGGTTGGCCCGGGCCGGCGCAGCTGTTTGCCGCATCGCCTCTGCGGCCGCTTTTCTGGGACGGTCTGAAGCCGCGCCGCACAGTCGCCATGGCCGCCGGGGCGCTGCTAACCTGGTCGGGCTGGCTGGCTTTGTCCTGGCCGTGGGCGGCGGGCCTGACGGCGGCGACGCTGCTGCTCTTCGCGGAGGGCCATCGCTACGACGACTGGACCATCGTGCTGCGGTATCCGGTCATCGGCGTCGTCTACCCCTTGGCGCGGCGCATCTGGCGCGACGCCTGGAACGATGGGGCCTTTCTCGATGGCTACACCGCCGCCGCCGAGCTCGCCCTGGGCGCGCTCTACTTCGGCGGCTTCACCTTCATCATGCTTGGTCAGTAACGCGCTGCGTGCGGGAGAGAGTTGAATGCCGGAAAGATCGTCTGACCATCAGCAGCGCCGCCATGAGGAAATGTCGGCGCGCGAGATGGCCATCAAGGCGCTGGTGAGCATCGACGCGCATACTTCCGAATGCAACCGGCGGGACGAGTCCTTCCAGAAGCGCTACGACCTCGACATGCACGAGATCAAGGACGGCATCGGGGAGCTGCATAGGCGAATTTCCAGCGTAGGCGGCAAGTTCAACGGCCTCATCATGTCCGTTGGTGGCGTGCTGATCCTGGGCCTCCTCAGCATCATCGCCTACCTCATCGTCAGCGGCGCGCCCTGGCAGCATGTCGTCGATCCCTGACGTTGCCATAGCGAACTACGGATCCCTTATGCAGCCGCCTCCGGGCGGCTGTTTCTTTTTGGAGTGCATCTGATGGATTTCACCCCGCGCGATCGCGACGTGCTGGCGCGCACCGTCTATGGCGAAGCCCGCGGCGAGCGCTGGCTGGGCAAGGCCGCCGTCGCCTGGTCCGTGCTGAATCGCGTTGCCATCGACCTGCGCGGCGACGGCCGTCCCGACTGGTGGGGCGAAGGCATCGCGGCCGTCTGCCTGGCGCCCTGGCAATATTCCGCCTGGAACGAAAACGATCCGAACCGCGAGGCGCTGCTGCGCGTGACCGTCGCCGACCCGTTCTTTCGCGAGTGCCTAGCGGTCGTCGACGCCGTCCTCGCCGGCGACGAGCCCGACCCGACGGACGGCGCCACGCACTACAAGGTCACCAAGCTGGCCTGGCCGAAGGACTGGGGGCCGCAGGAACAGGCCATCGTAAAGCCCGTCATCGGCGGCCATTCCTTCTACGTCATCAGGAGCTGACCATGCGCGAGCTCTTCAGCCGCATGATCAGCTCCGACGACCGTTCCGCCGACAGCATCGTCTACCTCGGCATCTGGATGGGCCTTGGCCTGATCCTCATCTCGGCCTGGGACTGCATGGTCAATGGCCGCGAGTTCAACGCCATGAACTTCGGCCTCGGCTGCGGCTCCATCCTCGCCGGCATCGGCGGCGGCAAGCTGATGCGCGACAGGCTCGGCAAGGCAGATCAACCGGGAGAAGTGCCATGACGGCGGATACGAAAGACGACGTTCAATCTTCGGTACCGGATGCGTCCGATGCGCCGCCGGCGAAGAGGAAGAAGGGTATCTATGTCGGCGCGCCAGCATGCTTCGCGTTGGAGCTGGCGTGCCAAGACATCAACCGGGCCTTCGGCGGCTTCGGCTGCTACCTCGTCGGGTCTGCATTGGAGCGCGCCGACTGGCGAGACATCGATGTGCGCTTCATCATGACCGACGCGGAATTCGACAAGGAATTCCCCGGCACGCGCGAGCGTGGCATCTGGGAGTTCGATCCGAAATGGTTGCTGATGACGGTGGCCATTTCCGAACGTCTGTCGAAGCTGACCGGCCTGCCGGTCGATTTCCAGTTTCAGCCTCAGACCCACGCCAACGAACGGCATAAGGGCCGGCGCAATGCGTTGGGGATGATAATCGAGAAGAAGGATACGGGCGAATGCTGACGACCATCTTCAATCTCGTGGGCGGCTGGAAGCAGGCGCTGGCGATTGGCCTGATCGTCGTAGGCATGGGGGGCACGATCCTGGTGCAGCAGCTGCGCATCGCCAACCTGCGCACAGACGCAGCGGACCTGCGGACGGACGTCGCAAAGCTCAATGGCGACATCGAGGTGCTGAAGCGCGACAAGGCGCAGGCCGTCGAATCGAATGCCCGCCTCGCGGCTCAGGTGGAAGAATTGACCGAAGCTCGAGACTCCCAGTCCGCCCGCGCAGCGGCTGCCGGCGAGGCACTCGCCAAGGCCAAGACCACCATCCAGGCGAACACCGCCGCCATCCTGAAAGAGGCCCATCATGACGCCGCGCCCGCCGATGACGCTCCTGTTCCTCCTGGCATGCGCGCCGCTCTTCGCGGCCTGCGCGAGCGATACGGGTCTGCGCACGATCACTGAGGTGCGCGTCGAGAAGGTTGCCGTGCCCGCCGAGCAGCTGCGGCCCTGCCAGCGGTCGGGGCCCGGCATGCCGGATCCGGACACGGCGGCCCTGAGCGACGTGACCGGCTTCCTGCCGGTCCTCGTCGGCCGCCTCGAGGCCTGCGCCGACCAGGTCGACGCGGTCCGCACGACCCTCGGCGCCAGCGCGCCGCCGGCGCCGTGACCGTCAGACTTCATCCACAACACCTGCAACGGAGATACCGATGACCGCCCACGACGACTTCCGCGCGAATTTTTCCGGCCTCGATTCGCCGCCGACCAAGGGCCACCTTGTGGTCCCGAGCGACGACGAGGATCTGCCCTTCGTCTGCCGTGCCCTCTGGATCAACGGCGACGGCGTCGTGGTCGCCATCCTCAAGGACGACACCGACGACGTGGCGCTGTCCTACAACGTCTTCGCCGGCACCTACCTGGTGGGTCGCTTCCGCCGCGTCCTGGAAACCGGCACGACGTCGACCGCCCTCAACGCGGTGCGCTGAGATGCTGGGCCTCGGCTTGAGCCTGACGCGCCCCGGCCGGGGCCGTTCGGCCATCTCCACTCCGGAGGGCATCTTCGGCGTCGAGAACGTGGTCGTCATGCTGCGCACCGACGATCCGGCAAACCGGGCAGTCGCTGACAGCTTGATCACGTCCTTGACGAACACGGGCGCCAGCGGCGGCCTCTGCGCGAACGACAATCCGGCCAATCAGCCGGCCTTCGTCGTGGGCGGCGGGCCGCGCGGCCGCGACATCGCCAGATCCCTCGGCACGGGCAACGTCCGCTACCTGGCGCTGCCGGCCGGCAACCCGAGCCAGGGGCAGCCGCTGATCCAGTACGCCATTTACAAGCCAGCCTCCGGGACGACGGACAAGACGCGCTCGCTCACCGCCTCGCTCGGCGGCATGACAGGCATCCGTCTCGGCTACGACGGCAGCGGCCAGTGCATTTCCAGCGTCTACGCCGGAGGCGCGGCCGATACGGAGGTGGCGCTGGGGGCCGCCCTCGACAGCTGGCTCTGCACCATCCACTTCGTCGACGGCTCGAATTCATGGAGCATCCTCAACGCGGACGAGAAGCATCTCGCCGGCGGAGACGTGGGCGAGAATTCCTTCCAGCAAGGCTGCCTGTTCCAGGGCGGCGGCTTCACCCTGGACACGCAGTACGTCGGCGACTTTCTGGAATATGGAATCATCGCCGTAGCCGACCCCACGGACGACCAGGTCGCCAAGCTGGTGGCCTATGCAAACAGCCGGCGAGGAGCCTGACCATGCGGCATCTCTATGAATTGACCGGCCCGGGACTTGCGCCGCTGCAGTTCTTCCGTGACGCGGACCCGGATGATTCGCAGCAATATCTCGCAGACTGGACGGCGGCGCGGGCCGCCTTCGTGACGACCGGCGCCGTCAACAACCGCTATCTCGGCAGCGGTTTCTTTCACGCGATCGCCCTGGCGGACGAATCCAGCTGATCCTCTCCAACAAAGAGCCAGCTAGCTAGCCCGCAAACCCGCTGCCTGCCTGGACTTCCGGCGATGTTCTTGCAATGTTCTTATTCATTCCGGTATGAATTACCGCCCCTGATCTGCCATTTCGCGGCGAGGCGGCGATGCAAATCCTTCAAGTCACTGAAAACCCGACCAAAACACCGCTGATCCTCTATGCGTCGCGGGTGCGCGCCGGCTTCCCTTCGCCGGCCGAGGATTACGTCGAGGGCCAGCTCGACCTCAACGAGCACCTGATCGCGCGTCCTGCTGCCACCTTCCTGATCCGGGTGGTGGGGGACTCGATGATCGAAGCTGGCATTTTCCCCAATGACCTCCTCGTCGTCGACCGGAGCCTCCCGCCGGTCCACGACAGCATCGTGGTGGCTGTCGTCGACGGCGAGCTCACGGTGAAGCGCCTGTTCGACCGCTTCGGCCAGTTGCGGCTCGAGGCGGCCAACCCGGCTTATCCGGCGATCCAGATCAGCGGCGACATGGAGCTGTGGTGCTGGGGCGTCGTCACCTCCAGCATCCACGAATTTACCCGCGCGGGTAAGCCGCCGCGCCGCAAGCCCGGCCGGTAA